TGTTGTTAAAATGATTACCGCCATCTTTGCCAGTATAGTCAAATCCTAATATGAAAATTTGTTTAGGTCCATGCTGACTAGCAAGCCATAATGCAGTTGGTCCACTACTCCACCCCTTGCTAGGTTGAAAGAAGTTTAGATTAGACATAGTTGTATATGCTTTATTTGGATTAGTCCATACTTGGTTATTACGCAATTGATATTTGTGTTTGTTTAGTTCTAACACCATTTTAACATCTACTGCTATTAGATAATCAGGATCAAACTCTCTATACAATGCATTACATCCGTACACTTTGCCATAATGTTTTAATGCATTCAAATCTACTGGTTCTCTGCTCAGTCCATTACCTAACACAAATGAAGTTTCTGTGTTGTTAATATTTTGTATACTAGGTCTTGGAGGAAGTTTATTTGCTTTGGCTGCTCTCTTAGCGGCTTTTTCCTGCTTAATTTTTTCTTTGAGTTTGCGCCATTGATCTTTTGTGTAATCAGCTTTGTTGGGTTTGGTCATCTAGCTTAGACACCAGCTGCTGCCGCCTGAGCTGCTAGACCATACATTTGTCTAGTGATATTAAGCTCTTTATTTTTTTCTTTGACATGAGCTTCCGAACCTTTTCTTGCTCTGTTGATCTGAGTTAAAGTAAGTTTTGTTTTTCTTGTGTCGTCTGGTTCTACAACAGATTGATCGTACTGTGGCTCATAAGAATCATCTTGAATAGTATCAAGTGTATCTTTGTCGAAATAAAATAATTCACGTAGTATCATAATAGTATTTATACCGTTTGGTCTGTTCCTGGTGGAGGTGCGCCAGGTGTATCTCCTGTTACTGTATCTGGTGGTGTTGCTGCTCCTCCATCTTCTGGAGCTGGTGTGTCGTCAAGAATATCTTCTGCACCATCAATGTCTGCACTTATACCTGCAGAACTGATACCAACACTTCTCATTTCACCAGAAGCATCACCTGGTGGTGGTTGTAAGTTTTCGTCGTTTTCTTCTCTCCATAATCTTTCGTTTTCTGCAATTTCTTCTTTACTAAAACCTAAGAATCTTTCTAATGCAAATCTATTAGAGAGATAAGGTATTGCCGCCATTTGTGTAAAGGTAGGTACTCGTGCATTATCAAGTTCTGCTTGTCTATAACTTGCAAAATTCTGTGGCGGTTGAAATTTTAAATCAAACATTGATGTATCAATGTTAACACCTTTTTCTAATAAAAATAATTTAAATTCTTTGTCAAACGCTTCTGTTACAAGTCCTTGTAATCTTTCACAGTACTTGTTGAATCTTAATTCTTGAATATATGCTGTGCCTACTCTTCCATCATTGTACGAACTAGTAGCATCATCTGCCCCAGTTGGTAGATATGAACTAGGAATACGTAAGCCGCGTACGAGCTTATTAGTAAAGTATCTGAGATCATCGATCTCTCCTAGATTTGTGCCTCCTGGTAAAGTTTCAACTTTTGAACCTCTACCTTCAGCAGTTTGCGGGAAGAAATAATCTTCATTAATTGACAACGGATTATAACTACTATCTATAACATTGTTGCCTCCGCCTGTAGAACTTGGTATTCTTCTTTGATGTATTTCTGTTTTTACACGCTCAACAAATTGCATTGCAAGATGTGTTGGCATATTTCCTACGTCTACATAAAACACTCTACGTTCTGGTGCTCTTTGTACACGATAAATTATGATTGCATCTTCTAACAATTCTTTTTGTTTGTATACTTTAAATATACCTTCTAAAAGGGAATTACCAAAAGGATAATTGTTATCAAGTCCTTCTGATAAACTTAAATGTACTATATGTTCTGCATTAATTGCTACTTCGCCTTCGCCTTGTTGATATCTACTACCTGCTTGTTGCGGAGCATTACCAACCATACCTCTTACGCCACCACTTTGATATCCACTACCGCCTCCTGTAATATTACCATTAGTAATATGTGGTGTAGTAGCTACCATATCTTTAAAATTTAAATTCATATCACGTATGATATATTGTTCTGGTGTTTTGCCTTCAGACTCGTTTACAATTATTCTTATAAGTTTTGCAGGATCAACATGAAATAATTTTTTTGTTTCAGGATCTCTAATAAACAATTGGTCACCAAACTTAAAAACATTACGCATAATTCTAAACATGCGAGTGTGAAAGTTTTGTAGATTACACCATTGTCTTAGATATTGTCCTAATATACTTACTTCTGAATTAGTTGCTGATTTGTTAAACTCAAATCGAAAGTTAGTTGAATTTTCTTTGTTGGACTGTGAACAAAATTCTGCTAGGATATCTAATGCCGCATTGACTTCTGAATCATTATCCATTGTGTTGTATTGTCCATAACGTTCAACACGATTAGGACTTCCAACATATACATCTGGTAGATATGAACTATAGTTGGTTCTAGCTGGACCTGCTTGAGCGCCTCCACCTCTAGTAAACGGAGAATAGCTTCCGGTTATGTTGTCACCAGTTTGTACTGGTGTAAAGTATTTTTTCCAACTCATATGTTTAATCCTCCTCGACTAAACACATTACCCATTGCTCCTAAATTTTTTGTAACCTTAGTCATATTTTTTTGTTCTACTAATTGGCTTCCTATACCAGAAGCTGTTTTCTCCATTGCGTCTTTCATGCCTTTGAACATTTCTGGATCAAGGGCAGCTTTCATAGCGGCTACATTACCTTCACCCATAGCCTGGAATGCGTCTTGTAGCTTCTGCATGCTTCCTTCAATTCCTTGACCAACATTCGCTTGCATCTCAGGACTACGCATAGTATTTACCGCACCCTGTATGTTTGCAGAAGAAGATATGGCTCTTGATGGATCAAGTGCTTCTGGAGCTGAAAATGCAGTTCCCATTTGGGCACGGATATTATCTGCCATATCACTTTGAGACATTGCTCCAAATCCTCCAGCACTTGCACTCTTCATTGCCGCTATTCCAGCATCTAATTGTTTGGCTTGTTCTTGAGTCATAACCAATTCATTACCATGTAGTATAGCTAAAGTACCTTTACCAAAATTTTCTGTTAGACTAGCAAACGAAGTAAAGCCTTTCATTGCTTGATCCATTCCAGGTGAACCAAACATACGTTTTACTGTATTTTGATCCCTACCAACATCTAATGGATTTTCTTCTACTTTAGGTGGTGGTACAGGAATTCTTCTTGCTTTTGGATCTACTATCGCGTTGGCTGCATTTAATGCATTTATTAAATCAATAATTTTTTCTCTAGATAGATTTGTTTGACTTGATAAAGTTTCAATCTCAGTTTTTAATTTTATAAGTTCATTTGTATTTTCCTGTGTTGCTCCTGCTGTCAGATTTGCATCTATATTTGTCTTTACAGTTTCAATCGTGCCAGGGTCAACTGGTGGTGCTTCGCCTGTGGTAATATAATCTTTAGCCGCTTGTAACGGTTTCATTATTGTATCAGTAATAGGATCTATCATCTTAAAATTTGGATCCATTGCTCTTTGTGTTAAATCTTTAAACAGTGGTCCCATAAATTCTTGGTATACTTGTTTTGTTACGTCAGCTTGAACTTTGGTTGCGGCCCTAATCATTGCTTCTTGTCCTCGCAATGCAGATTGCAATACCATTTGTTCTGCGTCTTTGCTTATCGTGCCGCCTTTAGCAACCATGCCGCCTTGTTTAATTTGCTCATTAAGAGCTTGTTCACGCATCTGTTGAAATTTACCTTGCAACTGGCTAAGCGTTATTTCTCCACGCTCGTATTGTGCTTGAACACCAATCATTGCTTCGGAAGTTTTTGCATATGACTCTGCAACTGCTGCAGTAGCGGAGTTTGTTCCGCCTAGTATTGCAAGTTCTTTATTAGCTGATCTATCTTTGGCGGCTGCTGCTGCAAGTTGACTCTTAAGTGCATTATATTCTTCTGTACGTCCTGCATCCTGAGCTGCCTTCATCTGTTTCATAATACCCATAGAGTTACTAAACATACCTGCAAGTTGTGCTTGGTCTTCGCTAGGAAATCCTCTAATCATCATGTCTTTAAACAAGTCGCCTATACCACTAGCATCAGCTTCGCTGGCTGCGTTCATCATAGCTTTCTGCATGTCAACTTCCATGCCCATAGTCTTAGCTCTAAAGTCACCTTGCCTCTGCAATGCCGCTTGCTCTTTCTTAAGAGCATCATTGCTTTTGCCTGTAAGTTTTGATAATAGGTCTAAATCTTTTGCGTATTCTGCTGTACGTTGTTGTATTAGTGCATCTGAAGCCGCATTTTGTTTACCAGACATCATAGCCATGCGTTGTGTCATCATCATGGCTTCGCCAATTTCTTCGTGTGTTAGGCCAATATTTCTAAGCTGTGTTCCAAATCTATTGTTTTGACTGTTTATCTCCTTCAAATTTGAAAGAAACAGCTGAGCTCCATGTTCAACAGTACCACCAAATCCAGCTAGTAATTCACTGTTACTGGCTACTAAACCAGTCATTTCTTTGATACTTAGGCCTGCTGCTGTTGAAGCGGTAAGCATTGATTCAAGGCTACCGTTAAAATGCACTCCGGATTTGCTTAAAACTTGATATTGACTTACTTGTTTTTCAATTTCTTTAGCTACAGCGCCTGCTGCGCCGCCTGCAAATTTAATATTTGAAGCAAAGTCTGTTAAACTTGGTTTCGTTAAACCAAGTGATTTGGCCATACCTATAGCGGCATTAGTAGTTTCTTTTGCCGCTTTGTTTACATCATCTTCTGCCATAATTCTAATTCCGAGGTTTTTTAGACCATAAATATACTATATGAATATATTTATCAAGGAAAAAACATGCCGTCACCATTAACCAAATATCAGCGACAGCCTAAACAGTCTATTGACCTTCCTAGCAAAGGAAGATGGTATAGTCAAGGATCTTTGGAAAAGTCTGAAGAACTAGAAGTCTTCAGTATGACAGCTAGTAACGAAATTGCAACTAAAACTCCTGATACATTACTCAGCGGAACCACTACAGTAGATATTATTAAAAGCTGTATACCAAGCATTAGAAATCCTTGGGAAATTCCAATGACAGATATCTATACAATTTTAGCTGCAATAAGAATGGCTAGTTATGGTAGTAGCATAAATGCAAAAAATACTTGTACAGAATGCAGTGAGGAAAACAATTACGATATTGATATACAAAATATGTTGGCTCATTTTGCAAAAGGAAACTTTGAAGATAGTGTTGTGATTGATAATATGAAATTTAGTGTGAGACCTTTAACTTTTAAAGAGTTAAATGAAATCAATAAACAAAATTTCAAACTTCAACGCACACTTTTACAAGTTGTACCTAGTATTACAGATGAAAATCAAAGAGCAGAAGAACAGCAAAAAGTTTATGATGCACTTGCTGTGCTAAGAAAAAACACAGTTATTTCATCTATTGCTAAGATTGAAGTTGATAATGAAGAAGAAACTGATCTAAACGAAATAGCAAAGTTCATAGAAAATGCTGACAAGGATTTTTTTGTAAAAGTTGAACAAGCTATTATGCGTAACAATGAGCAGTTTATTGTTCCTGATACAGATATCGAATGTGCTAACTGTGGTCATAAGTCCAAATTGAATATTGAGATGGACTACTCAAATTTTTTCGCACAAGGCTAATTCAGACAAAAGATTCTGATCTCAAGAAATTAGCCGAAGATTACGAAAATGAGATCAAAGGTATAAAGCATCAAGTCTATCAATTATGCTGGTACATGCGTGGAGGTGTAGATTCTCATGTGCTACTACATGATACCGATCTGGAAGATTTTGAAATAATGAATAAAATTGTTATGGAAAATATCAAGAATGCCAAAGACACTGGTATGCCTTTGGTATAATTATTGATTCCAAAAGTCGTCACCTTTAGAAATATCATTAAAAGCATCACCTGCAGAAGAGCCACTGCCTGGATTCAAAGGATTAAGTTGGTCTTGGTCTAACGGATTTTCATCTTTGGCTTTAACAAGGTTATCCCCTGCTGTAGT